CAATTTTTCATACAGGGTTGATAAATCATCTTGGTCAGTCTGAAAGACAATACCAATACCACCAGCATCAATCCATCTACGGATATTATCTGGTCTGTCATCCACAAGAATGTTTGGTTTACGTGTAAGTTTATTCCAAGCATACTTATGTTTGTTAGAAGTAAAGATCATGTTCTCAATGAGTGGTGGAACATAACCCTTATTTTCTAACCATCTACGTTTCCAATACGCAGAGTTATCTCTATCACCGCGTAAAGGGGAAGAACAAATACCCCAATCATCATTAGAGATTTCTTCTACAAAGGTTACGATTTGATTTGATTCTTTGAACTTTGGTAACTGATAGAACCAGTCTGTACCAATTAGAGATGCAAATGCTGCTTCTCTATCATTCAGAGATTTCCAATGATCAACGTCAAAGTGTCTTTTTACTGCACCGAAGAAGTCAGCAATCACGCCATCCATATCTAAATAAATTGTCATTATGCCACCTCTTTCATATCTTGTTGAATTACATCATATGCCTTTACAGCCATAGTAAAATATTTTGCATCTGCTACCATTGAATATTTTAATGCACATTTGTTAACAAATTCCTCACGGGGAATGTTATAGTTGTCGCATGCAAATACTTCAGCACCTGTTTTACGAATGAGATGATATTCTTTTTTTGTCATTATTTGCTCCTCACATGAAATTCGATAAGATAGTCAGTCCAGAGACCGCGAATCATTTTGAGTTGCGACTCAAGATACTTAATAACTTTTTCGTTTGGTACTGGCCGAGCAACTTCATCCATGATTTGCTGTGGAAGTACACGTAGGAAACGCTCGATTGATTCTTTACGACGATCCGCAGACATTGCCTGGATGTTACGCTTTAACCGAGTTGGTGAAATACCTTTTGACATAACAATCGCTCCTCTTTTTTGATTGTGTATATATTATAACACAATTCTCATCAGTTGTAAACCCCTAAAATGAAATTAATTAAAAAAAAGTTTACGGCGATCATATTCTTTTTTGGTGTCCAAAAGGAGTTGGATATGATTGTCTCTGTGTTCTTTAAATATCAGTGGTTCGTTATCATCAACATCCATAATAACCACAGTATTGACAATTGGTATGCCGGTGCGTTCTTCCCACATCACGGCATACCCAGCCATTTGTGCAAAGTAATTAGAAATATGTTCTTTTTTCTTTACTCTTTTGGATGTTTTAAAATCTACAATAGATGGAACACCATCGAACTCAGCCACGCAATCAACGCGACCAGCGAGTCCAAGATGAGAAGAATAAAGAGGAACCTCAAGACCAAATATTTTTCCAAGTCTTTCATCAAGGATTGGACGAACATTTTCGAGAGATTGTCTAATGTGCGGAAGGAATTCAGTAGTGTCTTCATTTAACAAATACCTTTCAATTATTGAATGTACTAGGGTTCCACGGCCAGAAGCTCTTTGACCGATCTTATTTGCTTCCTCGTCCCCTACACGAGCCCTCCACTTTGCAATAGCTTCTTCACTCAGAATACTTAAGACTGTTGTAATGCTAGGATAGCGACTACCATCAGGAGTAACATAAGTCCTGCCTGTTGGGCGTGTGTCTGCAACCAAATCATCATATCCGAGATCAACTTTTTCATGTATAAAATTCCTCATGTTTTAATTGTATTATCCTTACCAGATCCTTTTTTAATTCTACCTAAAAGATCTTTCCACCCATCACTAGTATTAGAATTTGCGTGTGTTTTTGTACTTGAAACAAAATTTGTTGGTACCAATACATGAACAATATTATCTGTTAACATAGCTTTCATATCATCATAGCTACATGTCACATCCCATTGTTCATCTGTATTTTTGTTTTTGAGGGTGTACGTTGGCATTTCTGATTTCGTCCTTTACTTCGGACACACGTTGTGTCATCCAACCAATGGCAGTGCTAATATGACCAGTATCATGTGGTTGTAAACATGATTTGGCATGTTCAATCTCTTTATATAGGACTTCTAAATAATCCAATTTATCCATTATGCAATCTCCTTAAACCAATCTGGTTTGCTACGTTTGGTCCATGCCATTTTAAAACGATCTTGTTTTGTCTGATAAAATGCACGGTATGATTTTACTGCACACTTAAACATACATTCTGGATTTGCTTTCATTGCCAATTTAAATGGCGTCATTGGAATATCCGGAATGTTTTTAGGTAGTGACCAAAGCGCAGATCTAATTCTTGCTGTACCGTGGATTTTACCATAACGATAAGTATACTCTTCACAGAGGGCATTGAAGTGTTCCCAATGCCACCGATAATTTTCTGCTGATTCCATAGTCCATACTGTACATGGATGATGGTAATGTACTGCCTTGTAAATGGTTGCATCAAACTCTGGATCATCAAAGATACGATAGTGTTTGACCATACGTTTACCAGATTTGGATGGTGCAATTTGCACTACACCATCCAACATCCGATGAGCAGTTGATAGCATTTGAGCTGATTCGACAATCATTTTGACAACATGTTTGTCACATTGTTGTTGAGCAGCAATGACTGGATCTGTGTGTAAAATAAAAATATTCATAATGTATATTATAACCTTAATCACTCAATTTGTAAACACTTATTTTTATTGTAATGTTGGCATAGGTAATTCACCTATCCTCATTAAATACTCTTGTCGCATTCTCCATAATCTTTCTAATACTCTCCGTCTTCGTCTGTCTTTTTGTTTTCTTATTTTCAGCCAATTTTGATTCATAAGATATAATCTTATTCTTTTTTCTTTAACCTCTTGTTTTTTAATTTGCTGATGTAGTTTCTTTTGTTTTAACGGTTTGAGTTGTGGATACATCGAGTTCCTTGATTAATGGTTAGGGTTAATCTTGGAGCAAGCCTGGAAAAGCCTCCTCTACAACAGGTCGTGTGATGCCCTTTGGTGCTTTTTTATTAATCATATCGATAAGAATCCTTGCGTCAGATGGATGAACAGCTTCAAGCATACCTAAAAAGATTTTTTCTCTTTTATATGCTGGAAGATTATCACCAGCTTTAATACCTTTTACAAAATACATAAAGTTTTTATGCTCTCGTAAAAGATTAGATGGATGATTATGTTCTTCTGATGCAGTATATGGTGGTTCTCCACCAGGTAGGTTAAATTGTACTTTTTTATCAAAGGTTGCACGTAGGACATCCTTTAAAGCCCAGGTTTCATTTTCCTTAAGGACTTTTACTTTAGCGGCCTTAGTACCTTTTGATGCTAGTTCTAAGACTTCATAGACGTATTTAGCCATTTTATAAAAATTCCTCCACTGACTCTATTAACATCTTCATATTCTTATTTATAAGATACGGAAACACCTTACCCTTGTTATCAGCTGGATCTTGTCCATTATATTCTGAAATAATAGCTTTTTTAAGATCATCAGGTGTTTGAGTAAGGTCAATAAGTTTTTCGTTACGTTGGTAATTACGATACCACGATGCAGCATAAAGTAATTCACCATCCGACAAATCCTCAATGATTGCATCTTTTTTCTTACGTGATAATGGTGTTTGTCTTTCGCCATTCACAAATGTATCATCGTGTGATAGAACATTAGGCACACCATCACCGGCATCACCAGTAAGGATCTTTTCAATAAGGTTTACCTTGGGTGCGCTATCTCTAAGTTCTTTTTTCTGCATATGTGACCACTGCCGTACATTTGGATATTGTTGTAATTGTAAAAAATCCTTATCGGATGATACAATCATTACATCCTCGTATTGGCCAAACTCTTGCGTATTCTCTACCAAGGTACCAATAATGTCATCTGCCTCGCATTGGTCCATATGGATTACTTTATATGGAAAATTTTCCTTGATTTCATCCTTGACCAAATGCATAATACGAAATGCTTCTTGCCAATCAAAACCAGATTCATCACGTGATTTTTTACGATTGGCTTTGTATTGTGGATAATATGATCGACGCCAATTATTTGGACCATCACAACACAAAATCATCTCACCATATTCTGATTTGAATTTTTTGTTATACATACGAACAGAGTTAAGCATCATATGCCGTAACATTTGTTCATCGTTTACTTTATTTACCGCAATTGTTGCAATTGCAATACCACTGAAGTCTAATAATATCATTGTACAATCTCAAAATCTGGGTCATCATTACTAAGGGCAATCCAACGGCTACCTTCAAGGAGGTTGGGTTGATCGGCATTTAAAAAAGCAAATGGTCCAAGACAACCGCGGTGTGCTGTTGTTTGGATTCTAGGTTGCACATCAACCACAGTAAACATATCACCAAATTGATGAATACGATTTTTACCGTGTCTGGATTTACCTTTTAATTGTAATCTGTCGCCACGTTTGAACATAATATACTCCACACATTTACCATTATGCATATATTATATCATTATTTGCCATAAATGTAAACAAAAATCTGCACTTGATATTCAAATGTTTTTGGGTATTGTTCTGGATTGGCTAATTTATTACCGTAAAATTTTATAAGTCTTTGGGTAAATGTCTCGAGTGTATCTTGCATCCGATAAACGAATTATAGTACTCATCTCTGAGCAATACATCCTTCTCAAATTGGAGTTTCGCTTCATAGTACGACATCTCGCCTTTTGTTTTACATAGGCGAAGAATCTCTCTCTTATAGTTCTCTTGTCCTTTTTGCTCAACGAGAAATTGGACTTCTTTACTCGAACCAAAGTAAGTGCGCCAGTCGGACTCTGTACGAGTGCGTACGCGTCTGGATCTCTTGGAATTTTTGGGTAGTGTTTTTGGTTTCCAAAAATTCTTTTTACCGATATACATCTTGCCCGTATCGAGCTCAGTAATTTGGTAAACAAAACCTTGATACTCTTCAGGTGTTTCATCGTATAAAGCATCATTATAATACCACATACACTTATATATTATTTACACAAATCTTCATATTTTGTGGTATGAACTCTATGTTGTGACAAGTCTCTTCCTAAGTAACCAGGAATTTTTGGTTCTTTTATTTTAAATAAATTAATAAGAAAATTAACTAGCACTTTCATATTCCAATTCTTCCACTTCTGCTCTACGTCCACACACCGGACAAAACTCAGGTTTCTCTCCACCCTCGCAGAATATTACAGAAACGCTGTAACACTCCTCACATTCTATCTTCCACTCACTCATTAAAAATCAATCTCACAAGCACCACCAGCACATGCCGCCGCGGCCATTGTATCTACATCTGTAAATACTTGTTCCGTAAGATCTTCATTCCAATTTACCGGTTGTAGATTTTGTTGAATTTTATTCCATTTGTGGAAAAGATATGCATCTTTGAGACAATACTCTGCCTTTTTAATATCACCCTTGGTATAATTTTCAGCAAAGGCATTGAATCGTCTGACCCAATCCTGCCTTGCAGAATTTTCGGATGATTCCAATGATAGGTCCATTCCCATACCTTGGGCAGTAGAACATGCATCCCATAGGTTAGGAAATACTTTTAATGCATCAACAACCATACCAGATGCAAAAATGGCAGCAGCGCCATATTTCTTTACCATTTCTTTTTCATCAATGACTGCAGTATTTGGTGCCTGGTTATAGTCTTTATCACCAGACATACCTAGGAATGAAATACCAGAGAATGAATAACGATTTTCAAATACATATTTTTCTACCTCATCCCAATCATCTACAATAATAGTATTTGATACATTATGACGAACACCCTCATCTGCACAAAGTTCTTCATTTGTACCTGCAACAACCCAATGCTTTTGAGCCTTTTTTACAAGTTCCAGATGTTTTACACCAAGCAATTCATCCTTATACATTGATCCTTTATTTGGAATGATTGGATATGAAATCACAACATCTGTACCATTTGCTGACCATACAGATTCTTCAATCATGTATGGATTCGATTTAATAATGGCTTGTGTGATTTCAGATTCCTTATTCATCTGAATGTTCCGAATATATTTGGCCGAATGTTCGGCGTGGATTCCACTTGCTGTTTGGAGTAGAACACTTGCGTTCCCACTTGGCTTGACACAAGTAGTCCTAGCAGCAGGGTTGATACCAATAATACCGGCAACAATCTTATTGACATCCTTGACAATCTTTGCGCCTTTTTCCAAAATTTTTTCATTGAACAATACCTCAGGATTATTCATCCAACCAGTAATTGAAACACCAAGCAAGGCTTCTCTATCAAAGATCTTTTTTGATACTGGTGATAAGAATTTAAAATCTGTATAACCAGCCTGTAGTGTACCTAAAATAGCACCTGCGCGGCATGCCTTATAAAAATCTTCTTCAGTGTTACACATGCCACCATTAATCTCTGTTAGGTTGCAACCTTGCCAACCAGATTCACCATCATATTGTGGGAACATACCAATTTCAACACAAGGATTTGTTGTATGTTCTTTTGATGTTGTAAAGTAAAAACCAGGCTCACCAAATGATTTGACAGACTCCATGATCCTTGCAAACATTTCTGGTGTTGCTTCATCACGCACAATTACAGCAGAGTTATTGGAACGACCACGCTGTGGATTATCCATAAACCAATTACCTGTTTTGGCATTCATCATTTCATCATCTTCTGGTGAAAAAAGACAAATAGTAGCGGAACGACGAACACCACCAGAAAGAACTGCATCTGCAGCATGCATACAAATGTCATAAACAGTAATAGGTCTTAATGTGACAGGTTCCTTTGAATCAATTACAAGACTTTGTAGAATCAATTCAATCTTATCAAGTGATTTACGAAGACCTTCTGGTCCTGGAGCTTTAAACCCACCAGAGATCTTAGCGCCTTTTGGTCTGATGTTTG